CTAGAGCAGCTTCCAGAAGAGAGTGGAATAGAAGTAAATGTGGGTGATGAAGTGAAAGAGGCCACATTTTTAAAGGCAACCACAGCCAATGCCATGAGCATGGGCCTGATGGGAGATACCGTTGATCAGGGCGTTATGTATCAGCTGCAGATCTATGCCCAGTACAAAGTAGAAAGTGAGGAAGAATAAATGGCAGATAAAGCACCTATTGCAGGACAGAAGATCAAAAGAAAATTCATGGGTAACTTTATTGACTCTGCTCTTCCGGGCACAAAGGAAACAGCTTATGTCCGTTTAGGAAAAGACCTGGAAGAATACAACGTAGAAATGAATGCCAATGTGGATACCAAGAACAATATTCTGGGTGAAACATCCGTTACATTGGACAGCTACCAGCCACAGGCTACGGCAGATCCGTTTTATGCGGTTGTGGGTGATCCTATGTTTGAACGGCTTCAGGGGATCATTGATGAACGTCAGACCCTAGATGACTTAAAAACTACCGTTGTTGAAGTACACCTTTGGGAGTCGGCATCTGGAGCAGCAGGCTCTTATGTGGCTTATCGCGAAGATGTGATTATTGAAGTGTCAAGCTATGGCGGAGATACCACCGGTTATCAGATCCCGTTTAATGTACATCATACAGGCAACAGAGTAAAGGGAACTTTTGCCTTAGAAATAAAGACGTTTACACCTGACAGTGAATAAGGAGACTATATATGGAAAGCCTTAAATTTGATGAAGGTTATAAGGAGTACATGATAAATGATGATCCGGACCGTGTGATCCGGATTAATCCTTCTGATCTGAATATGTGGCAGCGCTGCATGGATGAAATGGAGAAGCTGGGGCATGTGAAAGATGAGCTTCAGGGCAACGTCAAGCTTTTGGAGGACGGTACCGTAGATCCAACAGATGAAAATGCAAGTATTGAGTGGAAGAAAGCAGAGCAGGGCGTAAAAGACTGTTTTAATGCTATTTTTAACGCAGACGTTTATGACACGCTGTTTAATGGTCAGTCTCCATTTTCACCAGTAAAAGGCGGAAAGCTCCTGTTTGAGTCCGTTATGAACGGTCTGATGCCGATCATCAAGAAAAACATGAAAGCCGGAGTAGAGGCAAGCAATAAGCGGATCCAGAAGTATACGGCCGGCTATACAAAATGATCCGGTTAGGCCAGCTTCCTGTCACTCTTAAGGTAGGCAAAAAGGAATGGAAGATCAGAACGGACTACAGGGATATCCTGGTGATCATGCAGGCGTTTAATGATCCAGAGCTTACGGTAGAAGAAGCTCACGTGGTTATGTGTAAGATCCTGTATGAAGGCTGGACAGATATGCCAAAGGAACTTTATGAAGAGGCAGCTAAAAAGGCGCTCTGGTTCCTGGACTGTGGCCAGGAAGATGAAGAGGATATAATGCCGGTCAAGGTGATGGACTGGGAGCAGGATGAGCCGATCCTGTTTCCGGCTATCAACCAGGTGGCCGGATGCGAAGTAAGATCCGTCCCATATATTCACTGGTGGACCTTTGTGGGATATTTCATGGAAATCCGGGAAGGTATCTTTTCCACTGTACTTGGGATCCGGCAGAAAATGGCAAAAGGTAAGCACCTGGAAAAATGGGAAAGAGAATTTCGTAGAAACAATAAAAAGATCTGTGACCTTAAGAAACGGTATACGAAAGAAGAACAGGAAGAAATTGACTATTGGAATAAGTTATTAGGCTGAGGCGCGCGACAGCGTCTTATTTTTATGCCTGGAAAAGAGGTGAGGATATGGCAGCTGATGGCAGTCTGAAATTTGATACAAAAATTGATACCTCTGGACTGGAAAAAGGAACCGGAACACTGGAAAAAGCTTTTGACAGGCTCACCAAAGCAGTTGACAGGCTTTCTGACAATATTTCAAATGTGTTTAATAATGCGGGCCAGGCGGCAGAAACAGCAGCAGCCCAGTCTTCCAAGGCAGCTGAGGGAATTGATCAGGTAACAGAGTCAGCTAAACAGGCAGAAAGACAGACCAAAAGCCTGCAGGAACAGATGGATGCCATCAAAGTAGATCGTGGGGAATACCAGGAACAGGAGCCGACACCCGCCAGACGGGTAAAGGTAGACGATCCTTCGGCATATGGTTATGATCCTGTAGCAATAGAATTTATTGATAAGTATGCAGCCGGAGAAGAGAAAGCGGAAAAGGCAACCAATGATTTTGCACAGAAGATCAGCGAATTAAAACAGGAACTCAAAGACCTGGAAAGCCAGGGGATGTACTTTGGTGATGAAAAATATGATGAAACTTATCTGAAACTGGAGAAAGTCAAGCAGGCTTTGAAAGATTATAAGCAGGAACTGACCAATCCAACGCCAGACGCAGTTATTTTTCCAGCGGACTCCCTGCAGGGGAAGATTGATCGTTTAAAGCAGGAACTTAAAGATCTGGAAAGCCAGGGAAAAAGCTTTGGTGATGCCTTGTATGACAGCACCTATAAGGCTTTAAACCAGGCACAGTCCGATCTGAGTACTTATAAAAAGAACCTTACCACTCCTGTTAAACTTCCGGTCCAGTTTGATCCCAATTCCTTTGAGGGACAGAAAGAAGCACTTAGAAGTAAGCTTTTGGGAATGGAGCAGCAGGGGATATCCCTTGGAAATGCAGATTATGACCAGACTTATGTGCAGCTACAACAGGTGATCCAGGCAGAGAATGAATACAAAAAATCCCTTTTAAGTGCAGATGCCGGACAGAAGAAAGCAAAAGCATCCGCGGATAAATTAAGGGACTCTGTAAATGGCGCTGGTAAAGCGGCGAAGAACTCAGGGAAAGGGATGCAGCTTTTAGGCCGAATCAGCCGTATGATGATGATGCGTTTTGTCATGCAGGCGGTAATGGCAGTGATGAGCGCGACAAAGGAAGGCTTTCAAAACCTTGCAAGATATTCCGGAAGCGCAAACCAGACATTATCCGGTCTGTCCTCTTCTTTATTGTATTTAAAGAACAGCCTGGCAGCCGGTTTTGCTCCCATTTTAAGTGTTGCGGTACCGGCAATCACTGCATTGATTGATGCGATAGCCCAGGCACTGGCCTGGATCGGGCAACTGGTAGCGGCATTAACAGGGAAATCCACCTTTGTGAAAGCTAAGAAGACCCAGGAAGATTATGCAAAAAGTCTTAAAAAGACAGGAAGCGCAGCAAAAGATGCAAAGAATAGTCTGGCAGCTTTTGATAAATTAAATGTCCTAAGTCAAAATAATGCAGGTGGCGGAGGCGGTGGTTCCGGAACAGATCCGTCCCAGATGTTTGAAACAGTGGCAGTATCCAGTTCACTGTCAAAAGCCCTGGATGCATTAAAAAAGAAATGGAGTGATCTGTCTAGTCTATTCACCAAAGGATTTAAGGTAGGATTAGGAGATACTACTTCCCGGTTTGCTACGATCCAGAAAGGGCTTCAGAGTATTAAGGAAAGCCTGTCTGATATTTTTTCAGATCCGCGAGTCCAGGCTGCAGCAAGTACCTGGGGAAATAAAATGGTCTATGATTTAGGCGTAATCGCAGGGGCTGTTGCTTCAGTTGGTATTACGCTGGCAGCAAACCTGGTCGGTGGCACTGCAAAGTATCTGGAAGAAGCTCAGGAACGGATCAAGCAATATATCATAGACATGTTTGATATAACCGGGGACATAGCAGATATTGTGGCAAATTTTTCCGCAGCTTTCGCAGAAGTATTCAGTGTCTTTGCAGATGAAAACGGGCAAACATTTACTGCAAATCTGATCGGCTTTTTTTCCAACTCCTTCATGGGTTTGACAGAAGTGTTTGCCAAGCTTGGGCGGGATCTTTTAAACGCCCTGCTGACGCCTCTTACAAATAATACGGCCGGTTTTAAACAGGCATTTGACGGGCTTCTGGGAGTTGCTGCTCAGATAATGGGAGATCTTAAAGATCTGTTTACAGATGCGTTTGATCAGATAAACCAGACATATGATGAGCATGTAGCACCTATGTTTGACGCATTTACAGAGGGACTTACAGAAATCCATAAAAGCGCTCTGGAAGCATTTGAAACATACATATTGCCGGCACTTCAGAAAGTGGCAGATAAATTTACAGAAGTCAAAAGCCAATATTTGCAGCCATTTATTAAAAGTTTTGTAGAATTATCCGGAAACGTTGCAGATACCCTAACCGTCTTATGGAACCAGGTACTGCAGCCGCTTTTAAACTGGATCGTTCAGAGTTTTGCCCCGCTTATTGGTGCAGCCATTGAAAATGTTGGAGGATTTTTTACTGCGCTTCTTGCAGTAGTAAGCACTGCAGCCCAAGGTGTAACAGACGCTTTAAACGGCATCCTGGAGTTTATACAGGGCGTATTTACCGGAGATATGGAAAAGGCCTTAAATGGTATAAAAGATATATTTAAGAGTGTTTTTAACGGGATCATTTCCACAGTAGAAGTTGCGATCAATCATATTGTGGAAGGTTTAAATGGTATCAGTTTTGATGTACCGGACTGGGTGCCCCTTGCCGGTGGTCAGCATTTTGGATTTAATGTCTCATCGATGAAACTTCCTAGACTGGCTACAGGAACCGTTGTTCCAAGACAGGCCGGAGAATTTGCGGCGATCCTTGGAGACAACAACCGGGAAGCAGAAGTTGTCTCTCCATTGTCTACGATCAAGCAGGCATTGCTGGAAGCTTTGAAAGAGGCAGGTGCTGGACTGGGTGGAGATATTCAGCTGATGATCAATCTGGATGGAAAGGTAGTGTATGAAAATGTGGTAAAACGTAACCGGTTGGCAAGAAAGCAGACGGGAAAAAATCCGCTGCTTGTGTAAGGAGAAAGGACTATGGCTTTTAAAGGATGGCTTATAAAGTTTGGAAATACCGTCCTTCCGAATAAGTATCTGGAGAAATATAAAAGTACACCCAATCAGAGACTGGAACTGGATGCATCCCGTGATGCAACGGCATTGCTCCACCGTCAGACATCGCCGAATTATAAGACGAGCCTGACAGTACCGATCCGGAAACTGTATCTGGGTGAAAAGATAGTCGTTAAAGCGATCATAGATGCGGGGATCGTGTCAGGAGGAGAGCGGGAAAGAAAGGTATCTGTCACGTATTGGAACGATGAGGAAATGGATTATAAGTCAGGAGTATTTTATATCGCAGATATTGAATATACGATCTCTCATGTGAATGAAAGAAAACTGGATATGGTCTATGAGCCATTTGATATTCAGTTGACAGAATATTAGGGAGGCAGCTTATGTTAAATGTGGATGAACGATTAAAAGAACTGTATCGGGCAGACAGTACAGATAAACAGCTGATCCTGGACTTTTATCACAAAGGAGAAGAAGAACCTTACCTGCATCTTTCAAGCAGTAACATAAAAGCGGAAACAATGGAACTGGATGAGGCATTGTCCAGTAATGAAAATCTGGAATTTGGAAGCTGCGAGGCATCACAGTTAAAAATTACACTTCTTAATGTTACGGAAGTTGTAAAAGAAGCCAGAATGAAAGTTTATCAGATCCTGGAGGGAATATGGCCAGAAGCAGGCCTGTTTCCAGGTGATGATATATATCCTAATGGATATCGGATGCCTTTAGGAGTATATATCATTAAATCCGCAGAAAAAGAAACAGATAGAAAATACCTGGATATTGTGGGTCTGGACCAGATGTCTCTATTTGATGTAAATGTGGCACAGTGGTATAACAATCTTTTGTTTCCAATGACATTGAAAGAATTCAGATCCAGTTTATGTCAGTACGTTGGTGTGACGGAAAAGGTTCCATCTTATCTTCCAAATGACAGTATTTTGATTGAAAAGACAATGAGTGTAGAAGAATTGTCTGGTCGGGATACTTTGATTGCATGTGAACAGATGAATGGTGTGTTTGGCCATTTTGACCGGGAAGGAATTTTACAGCATATTGCATTGCAACCGAATTATATTTTGGCACCAGCTGAAAATCTGTATCCGTCAGATGAATTATATCCTCTTGTTCCAGGTGAAATGAATGAGCAGGTCTATGATGAAACAATTTCACAAAATCTGTATAAATCCTGTGTTTTTGAAGATTACACGGTAAAAGCCGTTGAAGCGGTACAAATCCGCCAGGAAGAAGAGGATATTGGTGCGATCTATGGAACCGGTAATTGTCTGGTAGTAGAAGGTAACTTCCTGCTATACGGCAAGGGCGCAGATGAATTACAGCAGATCGCAGCGGGGATTTATGGAATGGTGAGCAGCCGACCTTATGTTCCTTACGAATGTAATCTGCTAAAAGGCTTGCCATATTTAGAACTGGGAGATGCCGGCTTGATCAAGTCGGAAGAAGGGACAATTGTTTCTTACATCATTAAGAGGACGATGAAAGGGATCCATGCCTTACAGGATACCTATAGCGCAACAGGTGAAGAAATACGAAAGGAAGAGCAGGGGACCAACGCGGACATTATCCGCTTAAAAGGCAAGGCTGCATATTTAAAGAAAAATGTAGATGAAGTATCAGCAAACCTGGTGGACCTAGAAAAACGTACAGAGGCAAAACTGACGATCACTGCAGAACAGATTGCCGCAGAAGTAAAACGAGCGTCTGCTGCAGAAGGAGAATTATCTTCTCAGATCACGATGACGGCAGAGAACATAAAACTGATGGTTAAAAAGGGAGAAGTATCGGCTCAATTATCCATTGAAAGTGGCGGCATTGATATTAAAGGCAATCGCTTTAGCTGGACGTCCACCTATTCTTCCTTGACTGCAGACGGGAAACTGACCGTAGTGGAAGGTCTGTTCAAGGGAAGTATCAATGTTGGTGATGGTCAATTTACGGTAGATCAGAATGGTAAAGTCCTTGCAAAAAATATAGAGATCGGTACCACTGCTACAGGTGCTACCATTTATGGTGAAACCGTACTTGCATCCAGATTTACATGCAGGGATACTTTTTCTGTAGATTGTTATGCGTCCATGGCGGATATAGGCGCCAATACCATTGGGTGTGACAAGCTCAGAGCCAATACGATCATTGGGACAATAGATGAGTACTCAGACCGAAGATTAAAGGAAAATATCCATAAAGTAGATACAGGAACAGCACTTCAGATCATAAAACAGCTCCAGCCGGTATCCTACTATATGAAACGGACAGACCATGCAGGTATAGGTTTTATTGCTCAGGATGTCCGTAGGATATGCAGAAAGCAGGGGTTAAACCTTCCTCTGTATGGACATAGTGGAAGATATTTTACAATCCCGTATACCAATTACATTCCCCTGCTGGTAGCTGCTATACAGAGCCAGCAGGAGGAAATAGACAGGCTGAAAAGCCTGATCAGAAAGGAAAAACATGTATAACTTATCAGAAGAGCAGCGGGCAACGTTGCTCTATATTTTTGATCATCTTATAGTAACAGGCCCGGATCAGGCAGCACTGCTCAGTAATGCGGCGATTGTTGTACGTGGGTTAGAGAAAACAGATAAAAAGAAGGAGATAAAATAATGGCAGTAAAAACAGTACAGGCCATCATTAATGGCGTAACAACTATATTAACATTAAATTCCAGCACAGGAAAATATGAAGCTACGATCACAGCTCCATCTAAGTCCAGTTATACCATCAATGACGGGCATTATTATCCGGTAACGGTTAAGGCAACGGATGTGGCTGGAAATACAACGACAAAGACGGATTCAGATACGACCTTGGGAGCCAGTCTGAAATTAAAAGTAAAAGAGAAAGTTGCACCGGCTATTACCATTACCAGTCCAACAGCAGGATCTTATATCACCAACAATAAGCCAACTATTAAGTGGAAAGTAACAGATGCGGATTCTGGTGTTAATCCTGCAACTATTGGTATTACCATTGACAGTGGCAGCAAGGTTACAGGTGACAGCATTACTAAAACAGCTGTTACAGGTGGATATGAGTGTACTTATACTCCAACTACAGCTCTGGCAGATGGCAGCCATACAATTAAGATCGATGCATCTGACTTTGATGGAAATGCGGCTACACAGAAGACCGTTACATTCAAGATCGATACTGTACCACCTACACTTTCTATCACAGCTCCGGCAGATAAACTGGTTACCAACAAGACTGCGGTTACTGTTACCGGTACTACCAATGACGCAACTTCCAGCCCTGTTACAGTAACAGTCAAGCTGAACAGTGGTACTGCGGAAACAGTAACAGTCGGATCTGATGGTACCTTTAGTAAGGCACTGACACTGGTTACTGGTACAAATACCATTACAGTTGTTGCGAAAGACTCTGCAGGTAAGACTACAACCGTTACCAGAACCGTAACAGTAGATACAACAGCGCCTGTGATCAAGTCTGTAACGATCAATCCAAACCCAGTAGATTGTGGCAAGACCTATGTGATCAGCGTGGAGGTTACCGACTAATAGGAGGCTATAATGGTCAAACGTGTTTTTGGCCGTGTAGACGGCTGCGAAGTCGAGCTGAACCGATCAGAAGGGGACTGGTGGAATGTACCGGTCCCCTTTGATACGGACGGGGAATATGTGGTGGAGATCCTGGCAGAAGATGAGGCTGGTAATCAGGCATATATATCAAAGATGTTGTTTGTAGTCAATACAGCATTGCTGTGTGCTCATGTGGAGCCGGTTCCTTACTATGGACAGCTTCTTGAAACGGAATGGGAGGCTGAACTTGTAGCACCGCAGATTTATACAGAACTGTTAGTGGAAGGAGGAAAAAGATGCAACGGGTCCATTTCTATGTAGGTGAAAATAAAAGCATTGGACTTCGGATACACGCAAGAGATCAGGCTCCCTTCACGATCCGGGATGCCACCTGGGAACTTAAAGGCAACTATGAAACTGAAGCCCAGGGTGAATGTGAGATCAATGGGGATGTGATCCGTGCCATGATAGCTCCGCAAAAACGTGTGACCTATCGCCTTTATTTCACCTATAAAGTAGCAGAAGAGATTTTGATGGAATGTATAGAGGTGGTGGCTGAATAATGGCAGACAGTATTTATATCCAATCAGTATCGATCACGCCGAACCCGGTGACTGCAGGCGGGAAGATAAAGATCGAGGTTGAAATTTATACCCTGTATCCACAGACAACCTTATATCCGGCAACCACGCTTTATCCTGGAGAGGATCTGTTTACCCTGCATCCAGATACAGACCTGTATCCATCAAAAGATATTTATCCAACTGAAGGAGGAATAGAAACATGAAATTGAGCAGCTTTACGGCTTATGTAAAACAGCTTTGGAAAAATAAGCCTGATACCAGTACGCCATTATCAGCGGAAAGACTGACACATATGGAAGAAGGAATAAAAGGAAACAGTGATGCTATTGAAGCCATTGCAGCAGCAGTAGTAAGCCAGATCGTTAATGATCCGGATAAGATTGCCAGTATGGCAGCGTTGTATTCTGTAAATCAGAAGATCGGTGATGTATCGAAATTGCCAGACAGTGCAGCGGATGTGGTGACTGCGATTGCTAAACAAAATAGTAATTTAGATTCGGGATATTTTAAAATAAAAGTTAAGACTACAACGATTGTTTTAATTATCGAAGAGTTTACCTTTACAAATGGAGTAGCAACTAAGACACTTCAATCTATTTTTGGAAACATTCCTACATATGCTAGCGGTATATGTCAAACAAAAGTTGAAGATAGCGGTGTTTACAATTTTACAGCAGTAAAAGACGGAAATAATTTAAAAATTGCAACAGCTGGTTCTACATTTTCCGGAAAAAAATGGGTAACTATGATAATTTTTGGTACGGCTTAATCTACAAAAAGATTGTTTGCTATTGGAATACAAGTCTTTGCAACTGATAAATTAAGATGCTGACAAGGATACATACCGTTTTATGATTTGCCCATCATAAAAGAAACTAAGGGTTAATTTAGATAATGTTGTATCAATTTCCATTCTAGTAATGCTCTTTCCCGCAACCATTATCGGTGAAGTATAAGGAACGCCATCAATCGTAAACGTTACTCCATTATTATTAGCATTCAAGACTACCTTGGAAATATGATTATCTGTGTTGAGTTTGTTTGTTCCAAGAGTTTCTAAATTACTATAAAACTAAGCCAATTTCATAGAAATAACAATCCAAGGCCTAAAAGGGCCTTTTATTATACACAAAATCAAATCAGAAAGGAGATAGAACATTATGGAATCTATCAAAATCGGAACTCAGAGTTATGAATTAGTAGCTGACGGATATCAACTGCAGCAGGATGGAGGATGTATTATCTTCCAGCCAGGGGAGCAGACCTTTGAAGAAGTTGAAACCGTGATGTCAGGCGTTAAATCTATTTTGCTTTTAGATGAAAATGGGGACACAATGGCATCCAGGACAGATTTGGTATATGCTGGTCGCATGACCAGACAGAAGGATTATGTAATTAGAGTTGAGAAAAACCAGACAGGCACTGATTCAGAGGGCAATGCAGTGTATGAGTATAAAGATATAACAGGTACCGTTCTGATTGCAGAGTTTCGTCTTCCGGACTTGCGTGAAAAATATGCAGCATTAGAGGAAGAAGTGACAAATACCCAGCTGGCAATTGTAGAACTTTATGAAGGAGGTGAGGCATAATGGCAAGAGTATATGCAGATCTGATCCGCAAAGGGAAAATTAATATTGAAAACGTGCCTGTGAAGATCAGAACAGAAGTTGAGGCAATTTTAAATGCTTAGACTTTTGCTCTTTTTATTATTTGGGAAGGAGGTGGAGACAATGGCAGTTATTTATGCGACCCTCATTGTTAAGGGCAAAAAAACCTATGCGCAGGTTCCTGAAAAGATTAAGCCTCAGGTTCGACAGGTCTTAATCGATCTGGAGTGCGAAGATCTGATCGTGGAGGAATAAGTTTTAATGGAACCAATTACACAGTACATAGCGGCGCACTGGGTTGCGTGGCTTTTTGCAGCTATCTCCGGTATCCTGGCTACAGCATATCATAGATTAGCAGGACGATTAAAAAAGGAGCAAATAAAGACACAAGCTATCAATGCTGCAGTCCTTGCCTTACTTCATGATCGGATCTATCAGGCATGTACATTCTATTTAAAGAGAAAGTATTGTACTGTGGAAGACAAGATAATTTGGAGTATATGTTTAGGCCTTATAAAGCATTAGGTGGAAATGGTACTGGAGAAGAGCTTTATAACAGATGTCTGGCTTTACCATATGAGTCGGCAGAGCAGGAGGTATAGGTATGGATTTTGGAATTGCAGGCGTGGCGGCGATCACGGTGATCTGCTATTTAGGCGGAATGGCATGTAAGACGACGGAAAAAGTGAAGGATGAAGTGATACCAGTAGTCTGCGGAGTAACTGGTGGCGTCCTGGGGGTAGCAGGGATGTATCTTATGCCAGAGTTTCCAGCCACAGATGTGATCAACGCGGCGGCTATCGGAATTGTATCCGGTCTGGCAGCAACTGGAGCGCATCAGGTTATCAAACAGGCAAGCAAGAAATAGAATGGAGGTGATCCACACATCTCCCGCAGGCAGCCCGGGTTATGGCTGCCATTTGCGACGTCGCAATAAATCAGTAGAATAAAAATCATGCATATGTTATAATATCAAAGTTACCGCCCCTATACCGGTAAGGAAAGGGGGTGTCTCTTAGATGGAATGGATACTTTCTTTTATTGTCACAGTTGTGGCAGGTGTGGTTTGCCACCTCATTTGCAAATGGTTAGACGGTGACAAGTAGTCGGTAACTAGCCTATGGTTTAAGCCACCATACAAAACGGAATAGAAAAGCCCAGGGAATTGCGGTCCCTGGGCTTTTCGTTTTGTGTGTCTCTTAGATGAGATACTTTCTTTTTGCCTAACGGCATTATAGCATATGCAGAAAATCTTTTCAAGATACCATTTGGAAGAAAGGAAATGCTATGAAAATATCAGATAATGGACTGAATTTAATAAAACGTTTTGAGGGCTGCCGTCTGATGGCTTATCAAGATGCAGTAGGTGTCTGGACCATCGGATACGGCACCACAAACGCAGACAAAGCAATCACCGGAACAACAATCTACCAAGGTCTGCGGATTAGCCAGGAAACGGCAGATGAATGGTTGCGCCAGTCTGTTGATAAAAAGTATGGTCCGAAAGTGGACAAGTACAGCAAATATGAATGGAACCAGAATGAGTTTGATGCACTTGTAAGTTTTGCTTACAACATCGGATCTATTGATGGATTGACTGCATCTGGATCCCGCTCAAAAGAGGAGATTGCGGATAAAATCCCGGCATACAACAAGGCCGGAGGAAAAGCTTTGTCCGGTCTTACCAAGAGACGCCAGGAAGAACGGACACTCTTTATTACTCCGGTAAAAAGAGAAGGCTGGGTAAAAGAAGAGGGTCATTGGCGCTTTTATGATAACTCTGGAAATTATGTTAGAAACGACTGGTACCAGGATGGAGACAAATGGTATTGGTTTAATGGCGCCGGTTTCATGGTGTCTAACACTTGGTACCAGTACAAAGGTTCTTGGTACTATCTTGGCCCAGATGGTGCTATGTTTAAAGGCTTGCAGGCGATTGATGGTAAGTGGTATTACATGGACGAAGATGGTCGCATGGCAACCAAACCGGTGGTACTTACTCCTGATCAGGATGGTGCTCTCCACTATCCAGGCCTTGCAAAATAATATAAATCCGCTTAAAAACGCTAGGTTAATTTTACCCTATTAGTCACAATAAAGTCACAAATTCAAATGAGAAACCTAGGAAATACAAGGTTTTTCTTGATATTAAATTTAAAAAAGACTTAAGAAAAGCTTTATTGGATGTAAGGGGAATATAGTATATAATGAACGCAGAGAAAAACAAGCGGCTGCGTCAGCAGACATTTGTTTTTCTCAAGTCATTAACGAAGGTTCCGCCTGCGTCAGCAGGCAGTGGAGCGCGTCAGCACGGGAACCTGAGTATTAGAGCACAGTTAAAGAAATGATCTTTGTTATAGAAAAGGAGAAATCATATTGAGAAAATATCATTTATACGCAGCAGTATTATGCAGCGCAGCAGTTTTAGGCCTTGGCGGATGCTCCAATAAAGTGGATGCGGCAACCACATTGCCTCTTGTAAATGAGTCAAGACCAGTGGTGGTAGAGTCTGAAGAACCTACTTCTTCTGCAGAAGAGACTACCGTTGTAGAAACTGTAAGCGGCACGATCGAAAGTGCAGAAGAGCAGCCAGAGCAGGCAGAAGACTCTGTATGCCTGTTTGGACCGGCTACCCAGATGGAAGATGGCAGATTATCCATTGACAGTCAGGCAGATCAGGGATATCAGGGAGAAGTGATCTTAAACGTTTCCCAGGAGTCTACTTATGTATTAGACGCAGTTTCCGGTCTTCCAATAGAGCTTTCTGATATTAAAGACGGAGACACCATCTACGCTTACATCGGACCGGCAATGACCATGAGCCTTCCGCCAATGACCAATGCGACGATGATCTTTGCCAATGTTCCGGCAGATTTTAAGGTTCCGGACTATGTAACAGTTAAATCAGTAGTGACAGATGCAGCTTCTTCCCAGTCTGTACTGACTGCTATGGACGGCACAGAATATACATTGGCAGATGACTGTGGGATCGTACCGTATCTTACCAGAAATATTGTTACGTTAGATGACCTGACTCAGGGCAGAAAAGCAGTGGTATGGTCTGATGGAGAGAATACAGCAACACGGATCATGGTATTTGCAGAATAA